CTGGAGATGGGAATCTTATAGTCGTAGGCACTGATGCATCACTTGAAATATTAATATCACTTGGATTTAATACTACTTCAGTAAAGTCTTGAACTAAATTAATTGTTGGAATACCTAACTCAACTGTTGCTAATTGAACTGTTAACTTAGCAGTTTCATCTTTCGCAGCAAAATAAACATCAAACGATGTTAGGAATGCTCCTGTCCCATCTACTGTGAATGATTGTGCTAAAGGATCTTTTCTTCCTCTTCTCCTTCTTCTTCTCCAATTTCTACGTCTTCTTCTACCGAAGGTTCTTACAACTTGTTCACTTCGACTAGTCTCAGTTGAAGTTCTTACTTCAATTTCATTTTCTCTTTGTGGAGGTCGGGGTGGATTTCTTACTTGAACAACATTATTTTGCTGTGTAAGGACTGTACCACTTCCAAGATAAGTTCCACTTGCACTACTTGACAATGCTGCACTGCCAGGTATTGGAAGTGTTCCGTCAGCAGATGATGTAACTCTAAATGTTTTTGTACCAACTGTGAATAAATTTGGTGGTTTTGGAGTAACATTTGCATTTCTGAAGAAGAATGCACCAATCAAATCACCCCAGTTATCAGAGAATAGATTGATACTTGTAACAGTAGCAACTGCACCACTTGTTTGTCCTGTTAATTTTGCACCTCTTACAATATATCCAGAGTATTTTTCTAGATTTGCTAATCCAGTTACATCAACATTAAACAATCTTGAGGTTGCTGAGTAGGTTGCTGATGGTGCTGGTCTTGCACGATCATATGGGTCAACTGTATATTTTTCAACATTAGAAGCAGGTGAACCTAATCCCGCTTGAAATTCTGGTCTTGATTCATCACCAATTTTATGATTAGGTTCTTGAGATCTCATTAATCCAATTTGAGTTCCATTTAACTCAACTTTTACATCCTCTAATATACTAAAAGTACCAGATGACATCTCTATCTCAACTAATTTTGGAACAATATCAGGAACACCACTGTCTAAGAAATGATAATGTCTTGTAAATGGTTTCAATCCACTTGCTTGGAAGTAAACATTTCTAGACCTCATAAATTGGTCAACATTTCTTCCAGTTATTTTTGTACTTTCTACAAAATCTCTCTCTTCTGAAGGTCCAACTAATGTGTTAGTAAAACTTCTTTCAATTCTTCTTGTAACTCTTGTTCTTGTCTCTGTAACTCTAACTTGGTGGAATCTTTGTCCGTGGAAATGACCTCTTCTTCTGCCTCGATTTAATAAATTTCTTCTTCCTGCTGCTCTAGTTTCCAGACGAGAATGACTATGAGATTTTCCTCTGACTGCTGTATTTGAAACTACGTTTGACTGTTCGACCCATCTTGCTCCTGTTGATTCAGTTCTAACATTGTTAACATAAACTGTTCTTGTCCAGTTATCAGATGGAGGATCTAATTTTATTGCTCCAGCAAATGCAATAACATTAAATGGGTTTACATTTTCAACACCAGTTGCTTGTGGGTTTTCAATCCAGTCAACTTCTTCATAATCTAATGTTATAAAATCTCCAGTTTTCTTACAATTCGGATCTAATAATTGTAAGTTTGAATTTAAATCAGCAGTTTCAACATTTATCGCAGTATTTAATGCTAGTTCAGGATTCATCGACCAAAAATCAATCGCACTGATTAATTCTTTCTGTACAGTATCAATATCACATCTTGAACCACTATCATTTGTAAAGTCAATAAAGTCTCTATTTTTGAAATCATTGACAACAAAACCACTCTTAAATCTATTCAATCCATCTGCATCTTTAACTTGGAAAGAGTTTGTATCTAATTCAAGTGCACTTAGTGATGTGATTTGTTCAAGATTTTCAATTCTCTTTTCAAGATTTGCAATATCACGCATTGTAAACCTACGATTATCACGCATTCTAATCTCAGGTTCTAGTTTAGGATTATACAAATATGGTGGTAAAATAATCGTTGCTATCTCCATCGCACTGGTATTACTTGATGGAGGAACAGGATTCTCTGCCGATACACCTTGTATTATTGTTACAGTTTCATCTTTATCAATTACTAACTTATCAATTCTACCAAGGTAGTAACTATATCCCATTAAAGAACTTTCACCTGGTGCGATAACAAACGGTGTATTTGATTCAAATGTACGACTACTAAAAGCAAATGGTGAAACTGCTGTTCCATCTGGTGCAAACTTGTTAACTCTAGGTCTAAAATCAAGAATATCTGATGCTGCTGATTCTCCAACTATTGGTAAATCTGTAGCGTATCTATCTTCTCCATATGAGTTGACTGTGAATATATCACCACTATTACCACTCGCAACTTGATATTGATCAAATATAATTAATAATCTTTTTGAAGGTATTGCAGAACCTTGATTTCTCAATATCGCTGAATAATCACAATACTGTTCTTTGTGTCCTTTATCTAAAGTATAATTTTCAGTTCTATCAATATAATTACCAATCTCTACAGATTGTAAAGTAGTCTCAATAGCGGATTCTTTAAAATTAACAACCTCACCTGCTTGGAACTTACTATCATTTAAATAAATGAATGTAACATCGTTCACATTACGATCAACTAATTGACCTACTGCTCTACTGTCTTTTCCAACAATGAGTTCACCAACTATTGAATTTGTATTAAAATTTAATCCAGAAACAAATTTTAATTTATCTAATACAGGAGCATTTGTATCCTTAGATTCAAGAATTGCTACTACTTCAACAACATCAGGAACATTTAATGATATTTCACTATCTTCTACTCTTAACCCATAAGCACCACTTGGTTCTAGTAAACTTGCTAATGTAGAAACACCAACAGTTCTAGTAACCTCAACTTTTTGACTTCTTACATAATCTTTAGTTTTGTTAGTAAGACCAAGTTTTTTAAGAGTTACATTTACAACTGCACTTCCACTTGATTCTTTTAATCCACTAAAAGTAATAACATTTCCATTATTTGTTATTTCTACTTGGTCATCTGTTAATGGTTCTGTTGAACCATCAGGGTATGTAATAGAATACCTCTCTGCATCAAATGGTTCAAAAAATACACTAGTTATACCAACAGAGGTTTGTAGTCCTACAGATGAAGAGAATGTTATTGTATTTGTGTTTATATTCGCAGGACCACCAGTAATTTGTTTTGTAATTATAAGATTAGAGTCTGCAAGATTAACATTTGATATATTTTCTTTTGGTAATGGTGTAAATATTCCAGATCCATCAAGATTTTGAACTATAGGTGTTACAAGTCTAAATGGAGATGATGTAGATATACCTGAAGCGAGAACTTCACCTCTATTAACACCAGTATGAACCCCAACAGCACCTAAAGTAAGTGTTTTACCATCAACGGAAATATTAGTAATTTTATTATAAACAATATCTTCAAAATCTCCTCTTTGATATGCAATTATTGCATCTGTATGAATACCTACTTTCGCAGCAAAATTACGGTTATTAACTGTTGCAGTAGTGCCTGTGATGTTTAATTGATCAGTTAGTGAAAATCCTGATAATGTTCTTTCATATAAAACAGTATCTGCACTAAAGTTAGATAACAAACCAGAATTTAATGTATCTGAATCCTGAAAAACTGATTTTATATCATCAACGGTATATGCAACAATTTCTTTAATTGAGACATCTGCAACTACAGATCTTTCATTTATTACTAATTGCTCACCTATTATAAATTTACCTGTTGTTTCTGATACTGCTATTTCGTGTACACCAGTTGAACCCGCATCTAGTGCAGCATATCCAATAGCTCCACTTGCTTTACCTCTAACTCTAGAACCTTTTATAACATTTCCATTAGTAAAAGAATTACATTTTAAAACCGTAAATGTCTGAATATCATACAAATATAAATCAAATTGTGTTTTTGAGTCACCATATGATGCATCGGTTAAATTAAATGAGTATACTCTGGCATCTCCAATTTGAGAACCAGCAATTTCTTCGTTTATAGCAGAACTATTACTACCACTTACTTTACGTGATTTACTCAATTTAATAGTATTTGCAGTCCCACCACCGATATTAATAAACGGAGTTCCTTGAACATTATTAACACGAAGCATACTACCCATTTCAAATGGGATAGAAGCAAGATTTACTGTTTCAGTGTCTCTTGGTTTGTCAACATCAAGCACTGTCGTGCCAGTTAAATCAACATCAAAACCCTTAACATATGCACGACCTGGTGAGAGTTTTACACAAAATATATCATCACTTGGAACATTACCTTCATCAGTGAGTCTATTTTCTGTGAAAAGACCATCATTACCTATCTCATCATTTAAAGATTCTTGAATATCTACACGGAATGGTTCTACTGAATAATCTCCAGATTCATCAAATGTTCTTTTAGCGAAATATTTTTTAAGTTCACTATAAGTTGATGTATCTTGTAATTTTTTTATTTCGCCAGTATCAACTCTTAACAATTCTACAAAGTTTGTATCTTCATAGTCTGTTAATGCTTTTTTAGCAAGTTTTACTGAAATTTTAAATCTATCTGCACCTGGTGCAGCGAAGTTTGTAAATCCTTTTGCATTATCATATAATGATGCATCATCATTTGAGTTTATAACTTCCTCAGAAATATCAAAACCAACTCTGTATGAAGGTGAGGTTGAGTATGGTTCTAGTATAATAAGTGATGATGGAACATCAACAAAACTTCCACGCAAGAAGTAAATACCTGCATTCACACCAAAAGCAGTACCCGTTGCAGTTGCTTCTTCTGATACTAATGTTAATATAGTTTCACCAATAGTTAATGTTGTATTACCATATGTAAGAGGTTCTTCTAATACTAATATTTCACCATCGGGGAAAGCATTACTCTCACCATCTGTTCCAGATTGTTGATATTTGATAAAAATTGTAATATTATCAACACCTTCAGCAGGAGGTAAAATATAATTTTTTATTGTTGCGACTGTTCCTGAAGTTTGACCTCTAACTCTTAAACCTTTACCACCATTAGACGCTATTATTTGATTCAAATAAACTGAAACATCAATGCCAAGATGTGAATCGTTTATTTTTGCAGCGAAATATGAATTATCAAGTTCAATGTTACCTGGTATAACCATTGAACCTTCTTTGAATATATGCTTACCAAAAGATTCTACCTGATTCTGTAAGAGGGACTGTAAACCAGTTAGTTCTCTTGCTTGAACTGGATATCCAGGTTTAAACAGTATTTTGTAAAAATTATCGTCCTTATTGAAATCATCATAATAAGGTGATATATTTAAGTTGGTCTTTTGTGGCATTTTAGAATTCTAGTATGATTTTAATATCTTCCTTTTGACGGGAGTTCCTAACAATTAATGGTCTGTTGTCCAAGTAAACTACTTCTCCTGACCCTTTATTTATCTCAGAATTAGATAGTCCTGAAATAAAGTTCACTCCCAAGTTGATTAATTTATTGCCAGTTGGGTTTGTAGTGATTCCAGAAAAATTACGAGATATAGCACCAGCAAAGAATGATGACTTACCTTCAATGTTATTAGCACCAACTACCGATTCAAAATCATAAATTCTACCAGCAGTTGAAATACCAGCATAATCAGTATGATCATAACTCGTCCTATTGAAATTCAATGAGCGATCTCTAAAATATTTTAGTACTTTTGTTTCAGAATCATAAGATGCACAATATGCAGTTGCAACTTTTCCTGTATTTGGTGATATTGTCAAAACTTGTTTGATTTCTTCACCAACTTGAGGAACACCAGTTACAGTATCAAATTTAATTGCTTGTAAAGACGAATATGTATTATCAGTGTAAGTTACTGATGTACCCACCTTAGTTGGATTTTTTACCACTCCAACTTGTGAAAATTTAGTATCAATTGGAAAATCTTTTGTTGAATCATCAAATCGAGCATAAACAATAACTCTATCAGTTCCTAATTCAGTATATACATCATGACCGTGACCTAAACCTGGTGGAATTATTGGAACTAATTTAGCACGACCAGTTGAAGTGCTAACACCACTACTTAATGTACCTAAATCAACTATTCCATAACTATATCCCTTACCTCCAGCACTTACAACTGCGTCTGTTATTGTTCCATTTACAACATCAACTCTTGCTTTCGCACCTTCTCCATCTCCAATTATATCAACTTCTTGACTTAATCCATTTGCATACCCACTTCCAGCACTTTGAATATAAATGTGTTTAATTTGATTTTGGTTTACAGAGGAGTCTCCATTTTCACGGACTGATCTAACTTGAGAATCTTGGCTAGATGTCCAACCATTTGGAACAGTAATGAATTCAGTTGAGTCAAATTTAATAATGTCACTAGGTGAAACAGTGAAAAGATACTTCCAAAGATATCCGTCACCGCTATTTCCTGCCTTTGAGGGTTCCAAGTCCGTAAAAGTGGGTTCATCTTGGGAGACATTTCCAAGCGGGTTAGAACCTGTTGATCCATTATCAATACAAACGTAAACTTTAAAGTCGGAATTAAGTACGTAGTAGTTCGCATCATATAATCTATTTGCTTGTGTTAAAGGACTTGGATTTTCTACACTATAATCATCTCTATAAATTTCATATCTACTTCCTGATACCCAATCAACTCTTCTTATAATTCTTCTAATGTTTGATGATGCTATTTTTTTACCATACATCATCGTATCACCTGTGTGCTTACGATATGAAAAACTATCTGTTGGTGCAGGAGTTGTTGTATTCCAATCAGAAGATCTACCATATCCAACTAAAGTGCCTGTACCAGCAGGATTAGGTAGTCCAATAAACACGTAATATGAATTATTTGTATTTTCTACTGACTCAACAAAGTTGTTAGCATTTAGAATTCTAAATTGATCAGTAATTATCGCTGACATTGTTAATTAACTTTTTCTTTTTATTTATAGAGGTAATAGAATCAAATTCCAGCAACCCTAATTGCACCTGATGATCTTAGACCTCTTAGAGACCCTACAGTGTAATTCTTTCTTTGTATGGTTGGGAATGTTGTCAACCCAGAATTGATTGTTAATCCAGTAACACCAATAGAAATTGGACTGGTATTTCTTGATGCATTATATAGTCTACCCCAAGTAATTCGACCTAAATGTGTAGCAATACCTGGATTACTATTATTGAAGTTACCAGTAACAGCAATTCCAAGAACTGATGAAGTGCTATTAGTATGAATATTACAAGTAATCTCACCTGCTTCACCTAAAGTTGAGACTGCGTTAACTTTGTAAACAT